AGACGCTCCCATCTCACCGTCGGGCCCACCAGATTGCAAAACCTCATAATATATAATCTTACTGATTTAAACCCGGATACTGTAGTGCGCCATCCTGATCCAGGGTGAACGTCACTGGTTCTGTGGCCGCATAGCCATTCGAATCAAAGTAATACCATTTGCCTGCAATGCACTGCAGACCGGTCAGCATCGTGCCATCATGTCCCAGATAGCAGCGGCGGCCCTTGTACTTTGTCCAGGCATTCGCCAACATGTATCCGGCTGAATCAAAGCAGTAGTATTTGTCACCATCCTGCCACCAAGCATCTACCACATACCGACCGCTGTTATCTGGATAGTAATAGCGCCAATGTCCATCTTCCTGCTGCCAGCCGGCCTTGGCTTCAACCGGGGTTAAAAACAGCATGCGCTCTTCCTGGCGGCGACGGGTGAGCCCGGCAAGTACCTTGCCACCTGCACGATTGTATGCCAGGATCTTGTCCGCAATCTCCGCACGGGTGCGGCTGCCATTTGCTGTCAGGCCATCAATACTGCCGATGTTGTACGCAAAGCTTACCAAAGCATCATACTCGTTCTGATTCCAACCGTACTGGTTATACTTGTCCACTTTCGGCCGATACTTCTTGTCAACAGACTGCCGCAGCCACTCGTCCGCGGTGGCCTGGCTGATTTTCAGCCCTTGGCAGATGCTTGTACCTGTAATGGCCTTATCCGCATTGGTCGTGCCGTAGCCGATGGTCCAGACGCCAACTGCGTCCTGGTAGGCCGTCAGACGGCAACCCTCAAATTTTTTAATCAGTTCCAATCCTTTTTCTGATATTTTCATACAATACTCCTTTTCACGTTTCAAAAATCAAACCAGGAATATTGACAATCTAAACAAAATAGAATATGATGTAGGCAGCTAAGAAATGTGGTGAATTTCTCATGCGATGCAAAAACCCCAGAGGCTGCTATCCTCTGGGGTTTTCTTGTTCGTCACGGTGAACCACTCCGTTTAGGCTGTTGCTGCCTACTTGTCTCTGTCCAGCCATTTGCATATGTAGTAGCTAACTACACCTGCTAAAACAGAGACAAGAAATGTGGTGACTAATTCTGTCATGGATGCACACCTCCTTTCTGCTGGAGGTTCGGCAGCTCCTACAGCATATCATACTTCGTGCCAATATTCTACATAATTCCTGTTGCGACATCGCAATGGCAGCCATCACCCGGGCCGCCGACGGGAGATATCTGGATCACCTCCTTCTACGCTTTTAATGCCTGCTTTACAACCTGATGCACGCCAGTTGCCGCCAGACCGGACACAATGCCGATAGCCGCGGCGTTGATCACATCCGCCGCCGGAAACTCCGGCATCACATACATACCAACTACGCCCAGGATACCGCCGGTCACTCCGCATACCACCGGGATGACTTCGTCATTAACCTTGGCAGATGCCTTACAGGCCATGCCTCCCAAATAGCAAACCACCGTGATTGCCGCTACACTCGCAATGCCAAAATCCATCATATCTTAATCCTCTCTTTCTGCTGGCCCATATTCCAGGGCCAGACATCTGTTATAAAGTTCCTCTCCAGTTCCATTGCCACCCAAAGCTTTGTACGGTTTGAACATGTACTCCAGGTTGTCCCGGTCTCCCACCGTACAGTATCCACGGCTTATGTAAAACTGACACGCCTGGTAAAGGCGGTCATGGAGCAGTGCCAGTACTGCAGCGTTAATAGCCTGGCTCTTTACCACTTCTACTTTTAACCGCTTAGACAAACCGTGATATGCCGCCAACAGGGTGCCTGAAATACATGCAAAAAGCCACGCAACCCAGTGCGTGGCTATGTACTGCAAAATCAATGATACCATCATAAATCTCCTTTACTCGTGGTCACAATTTTTGTGACCGGGGCCGCCCTGCATATGTCTCGGCTCTGCATGATCTGCGGTACCCGGTGTGCTGTCCTTGCGGTACTCGTGATCCGGGCCGGTGCTTAAGGCCTCATTGTGCGGTTCCGGAGTCGGTACTCCGGTTGCCGGGCCGTAAGGGATGTTCGGGGTTTCGGTTCTGTGTTTGATACTCATATGTAGTCCTTTCCGCTGTTTTACGGACAGCTCCGATGATTAAAAGGTTATGCTCCTAAAAGGGCCTTGATTTCTTCTCTTTCCGCATATGTAAGTTTCGTATACGACTGCAAAATATCGTCCAACACCTCTCCCTCTAACAGCCGGATTCTCACCGCACGCAGGATGATGTTTTTCTGGATGTTACTCAGCATTCGTTCCACCTCCAATCAAATCAGCCATAGCAAGTGTCAGTTCATTATTCTCGGTCTGCAATGCTTCCACCTGCTGCTCCTGGGTGGGCGTATAAGAGATAACCGTCTCCGTACCGTCCTCACCAACTCTGAAAAACTGGTTATCGTGGTACTTATCCCCGATGCTGCAGGCGTACTGCAAACAGTCGACCGCAAACGCTTCACTGCCATAGATACATTTTGTCAGATAGTCTGCTGTCGGGTAGTTCTCGCAAACCATGATGTTTTTGACCTCACCGTCGCAGATCTGTGCAAATACTTCATGTACTATCATTTTCATTCTCCTTTACCATGTGATAATGACGTTACCCGAACCGCCAGCGCCGCCATTTGATACATTATTTCCATAACTACCACCTCCGCCGCCACCTCCGGTGCCAGAAGAACCACTTCCTCCAGTTTCCGCGATAATGCCATTGTTTTTATTCCAAATTTGTCCAGCTCTATTCATGATGTTTCCACCGTTTCCGCCACCACCAGAACCACCGAAGTTTCCAGCGCAAATCGTATTACTCTCAGAACCGCTGTCATACCTAGAGCTGCCGCCACCACCTCCGCCACCAGAGTAAAGAGTTCCAGTTCCAAATTCTTTTGTTGAGTTTCCTTGTCCTGTATAATAGGAATTTCCACCATTTGATGCACCAGCGGTAGAATTTCTATTTCCACCATTGTATCTGGAGGCAGCTTCTCCACCTCTACCTCCTCCAGAACCATATTTATTTTTTCCACCGGTTGCTATAACCAATTTAGCCCCATTAAAGGTTGCATAGGAATCGGAACCATTCCCGCCTATATTAGATGAAGTTCCTGCCGTTCCTCCTGCTCCCACAATGATTGATATAACATTTCCAGGTGAAACAGATATATTATTTTTATAAGAAGTACCTCCACCATTTCCACCCTCTCCGCCATAAACATCTGAGGAATTATGCCTGCCACCGCCAGAACCACCCTGTCCTCCGCCAGTGCAGTGAATATTGATAGCTCTTACTCCCGTAGGTACCGTAAAGGTCCCAGATGATGTACATGCTTGCCTTCCGTGCGCTGTGACTTTGCATGTAGCATCTCTGTTCGCCGAATAGAAGTTCCCAGAACTACAGGTCACGTAGCCCCAGATTCGGAAATAATAGGTCTGACCGGCTTGTAAATTTCCGATAATAGCACTACTGGTTCCGTTAGCCGCGGAGTTACTGCCAACGCCAGTATAAACACGGCTATCATCCTTGTTCGTTGGATAGCCGCCAATTTTTGCACAAATGATAACTCCGGAAAAAGGTCCCTTTGACGGATTCTTCCAAGTTGTAAGAACCTGAGACGTGCTGTAGGCGGCCACACTAAAAGACAGTACAGATTGGCAAGTCATATTGCCGGTTAATTTGTTTCCGTTCACCCATGCGGTTTTTCCTTTGTAAATATACGCGGCGGTAGCATCGCCTCCGGTCTGTGACGCCAGATCTGCTGCAACCACAGTGCCACCAGAAGTATATCCGGCCGGAATCTGTTTACTTTCTCCACATTTCAAAGTGGCGTTTTGCTCGCCGTTATTCGGCATAGTACCAGTCACAGCCTCATCCTCGGAATCACTGGTAACTGCCGTGCGTCCGACAAGGACCTGGGCTTTACTGGCAGTGCACTCATCAGAACTAACGCCACCACCGCCAGACCCAGTCATTTGAACTTTACCCATGTATATCACACTCCTTTCAGACCGACTGTGATATCCGTAGCCGGCTTTTTATAAACCTTAAACGTCACACTGCCATCCTCCGTTGTGCCGGTTCCGGCTGCCAGGATTCCAAATGCCTTGCTGTATGCTTTCTGGGTAGCTAGATCAGCACCATCTGCCAGTGCACTTACCAACATCGGATTATCCTCGGCAGTGACACCCTCAACCGCTACCGTCTGCTCATATGGCGCCTCGTCACCGGTCCAGGCATCTGCGGCAAGCGCAAGCAGCGTAACATGATCCTGGCGGTTGATGGCTTCGTTGGTCGCGTTGATATCATTCGCCCCGAAAGGATCTCCTTCCTGGGTATATGTGGTGGCATCTGTGATTCCAGATGTTCCGTCCGCATTTGCTATAATTCTGTACTTACGGGAGCCGTCATACATGGCGTCCTTATAATCTGTCTTTAACATATCTCCCCTCCATTTAAAATAAAGGACAGGTGGCGCCGTCCAGTAATCCGGCTTTGAATATTGCTGTACATCAGTCTGCTGGCTTCCTCGATCCGATTCAATTCTTGCCAGTCAATAAATGACTGATTTTCATAAAAAGTCTTTTTATCTCCGACCGCAAAGGGAAATACTCCATCACAGATATGATCCACGTTGGATTCAAAACGGTTAATCTCATCTGCGTAAAAGCCATAATCAGAATACGTTTTATCTTCGCCCATATCCTCAAACTCGAAATCCGGCCACAGGGTAAGAGCCTGCTGCCGGATTTCGTTCAGATTTCCTTTTATGCGGTTGTAATCCTCAACATTAAAGTAATCACTGGCTTGCCAGTCTGTTTTGGGCTGCTGCCACATTGCTCATGTCCCTCCTTGCCTTTATGGTGCCGGACAGGGCGCCATTGAATTTTAATGTATGCTCATAGATCCGCAAAAGCAGATCCGGAACATATTTATTCTCCAGAAATGCAATATCATTTGCGTCAATCCGTGGCTCTCCACGATAGGTTAAATCGTATTCCCGGTCTGCACGCAAATAATCACCTACCCACTCAGCAAGATCGGCAGCATGCTCCGATGTGGACACCAATGGATTCTCCCACGCTTCAACCGTACCGGTAGGATTCAGCTGCCTAGTCACTACAGCTTGGGTCGCATTGTATTCATACCCGTTGATAATCACTTCTGTCCCAGATTCTCCGGAGATCTCTACCGTAACATAGTACGCTGTGCTGTCGATAATTTTCACATTCTCGTCATCCCCCTCTATTTCATAGCCATGGGATGCCGTGTTCAAATAAAAGGTATGTTCCGTCTCTCCTGCCGGAATCGTTTCTTTAACAAGCTGACGTTTTTCAAGCCCGGGTGTATAAATTGTCCTGGTCATCTGCAACTCTCTGACTTTCGACAGCTGCGTGCCCTTTGGGGTCTTGGTAAGCTCCTTGCCATAAGACAGCTCGTAGTCCGTGCTGTCTCCAAATGTAACCTGCTTCAAAGACACGCGGTTGTGTGGCGCGCCTTTCGCAAATTCAAGTTCCAGCTTATCAAATTCCGGAAACTCATGGCTGACCACGGTCACTTTAGATAATGAGGAAACCTTATGCTCTTCCTGAAGTTCGCTTGACAAATAGGATCTGAAGACCATTTCTGATGGGTAATTTCTGCCAAACTCCAGAGTGAGACCGAAGCACTTGTAACGCGCCTCCAAGCTGATCACAACCATTGGATTTTCTTCAAATCTCCCGGATTCATCCGCTACGGCTTCCGACACATAGCCTACATCCAGATACTCACCATCTCGCGGCAGGAAGAACTGTTCTGCTGTTGCATCCGTATGATCTTTTTCCGCTGTGGCATAAGTACTTTTTTCTGTTTTTTCCAGAATTGATGCTGTCCCGGAAAAATAAGCTTCATTTTCTGAGCTCGCCTCCATATCCGGAACAAAGCTGGATTTCATGAAGATATTTCCTGACCGATCCTGATATAAAATGCATCGTCCTGCATTGGCAATCAGCTGCAACGCCTCTTTGTGCGTGACCACCGGCATCGGATTATTTATCTTGACATCCATCAGATAATTATCAATCCAGTATGTGCGGCTGTCTATGCCAGCATCTTCGAAGACATCAATCGCAAGATCATATAGACTGATTCCGTCTGGATAATACTGACCGCGGCGGTAAGTTCCATCCATACCATCGAAACGATCTGTCGCGGTAAAGCTCATCTCTTCATCATCAGCAGACCACTCCCGGAGATAAACTGTGGTGCCCGGCATCCATTCCACGCTGCCGTCATCCAGCTCCTGACCATAAATCACATTAATTTCCTGGCCATTCTCCAAGAAGTTTACCGTGCTTTCTTCATTCTCGATATCATAAGCCCGGTTCTTATTGTCGATGCTCATGCTAAAATCAATGGACGGCAGTTCTTCCATGACCGGACTGATTCGCTCCTTTTTCGTTGATGATAAGATCTTCTGGTTGTCGAAGTAAATGCCGATGCCCATGGTGATCTTATGAATCCGCAAACGACTCTGACCGTTTACCATCTTTGCTGGTACAATCCGAAGAAATGTGGCACCTGTGAAGATCTCCTCAGTTACAAAATGTCCTGCAGCATTCCCTGTAATCTCTACTATGCCGTTATCCGATTCGATGTTAAAATCTACCGGATAAGCCTTGCCAAATTCGATGGTAAGGCCTTTGATATCATGTTGCACCGGGAACCGAATCTCCACCGCTCCCAGGAGCCTGTCTGTGACAATCCCCTGGTTGAGTACGGCATCCATCCGCTCCCGCGGTAAAAAATACATGCTGCCATCCACATTACTGTAGTCCTGATCGCAGGTTTCGTATAGTTCACTCACGTCATAATTGTTAAGTGGCCAGGTTAAGTTGCTGTAGTAGGTGTACTGCTCCGGTTCCGGCACATTAGCCGATGCCTGAGCCTCCTGGTTAATCAGACCAATGCTGACGCGCATATATGAGTGATTGCGGAGCTGCTTCTCCATTTCCTGCTTGTACGCATTGCTTACCGCCTGCATTACTCCACCACCCCGCAATCTATGATATTGACCTTGCAATCCTGGTACATGGTCGGAAGTCCGGAACCGTCAAACCGGATCGGCGTCGCCGTCCGGTTGCCGGGATACATCCGGATCGTTCGGAAGCAGTTATTCACCATATCCGGAATCCGGGCTGTTACCACAAATTTGTCAAACTCCTGCAGCATAGACGCCCAGGTGGCAGCATCTAAAAACTTCCACTGCAGGGAATCAAACTTATACTGATCCCGGCCGACCTTCTGACCAACAAACTCTCCGTTTGCATTCTTGCCGTCACTCACGTTCGTAGCAACGACCAGGTTGCCGCCAATGTCGGGAGACGGAAACTCCCGACCATTGATTGTAATCACTGCCATGCTACCGCCTCCTTACGTTGTCTTCAGTGTGTATCCGGAACGCTTTTCCAGATCATTCAGCTTCTTTTTAATCTCTCTGATATCGATATTCACAGTCAGATCCATATTTTCAATCAGATCAATAATCTGCTTCAGCAGGTCCACCGTCATTGCAAGATACTGTTCACTCATGCTCGTTGTGTCGAGTCCCATGGCCCGATCAGCCAGGTTCTGTAGCATCTGGCCATCCGTATAATACGGCTTGCTTGCACTGCCCACCGTTGTCAGTGGCGGTGCTGCATTTTGGGTAAGAGCTGCTACCTGTGATACCAACGGCGCCATGCAGGATCTCATGCCACTCTGAACAGCCCGGGTAATACCCTCCGTAATCTGCATGTTATTGGCAACCGCAGCACGTCCGCCCCAGCTGCCCACCAACTCCGGTTTACCATCTTCATTCGCTACAAACATCTGGCCAGATTTTGGAAATCCGCCGGTTGCATGGCCACTTACTCCAGGACCACCAGAAGAGGAAGATTTCCCACCGCCGGCAGTTACCGTACCTTTAGAGGTTACGCCCTCGCCATCATCCGCATCTTCTTCAGCTTCTCTTTGAGCCTTCCTGAATGTACTCTTGGCCTTATCGATCACAGAATTGAAGGCACTGCCAATGAAATCAACAACACCACTCAACCAACCAGTAATATCATCCCAGATCTGTTTCATGCCGTCCCAGAGCTTGCTCATGATACCTTGGCCAATCTCAAGCATCTCGTCCAGCTTAAAGATGTCTTTGATGTTATGCCAGATACCTGCAAACCACTCTTTAATCGCAGTCCATTTTTCCTCGATTGTGGCTTTCACGGAATCCCAGATTTCGGAAAGTTTGTCACGGATAGCTTCGAAGTTACCACTTGCCAACAGCTTAATTGCATTCCATAGTGTTGTGATAAATGCCTTAATGAGGTTCCATTTAAATTCCCACTGTGCTGTGATCGCATCCGCCACTGTTACTATGATTGTTTTCACCATCTCAATGGCTGTCTGCACCACAGTTTTTATTGCATTCCAAACAGACTGTGCAAATGTCTTGATACTGTTCCAGGCTGCTTCCCACTTTGCCCTGATAACATCCAGTGTATCAGAAACAAACTCCTTCACCGCATCAATAGCTGCGCTGATCAGTTCCCGGATTGCATCCCAGATTGCCGCTGCATATTCTTTAACCGTATCCCAGTGCTTATACAGCAGGACACCTGCAGCAATCAGTGCAGTAATGGCAATAATAACCAGACCGATCGGACTGGTAAGAAAGGCAATAGCTGCTCCCAATGCCGTTGTTACCGCCGTTGCTATTGCGCATACAGCATTCCAGGCCACAGTTGCCGCTGTCATGGCTACCTGTGCCGCAGTATCCGCTATTTTGGCAGCGGTACTGGCTGCAAACTGAGCCACCTGCTGAATGAGTTCCAAAAGGACAGAATTGTTGGCTGCACACCATAACTCTGCCGCTGCCGTCTGTGCAGCCTGCGCTGCAGTATCTGCAATCTTTGCAGCTGTGTTAATAGCAAACTGCGCGGCCTGCTTCACAAGAGCTGCTGTTCCAAGCGCCAGATTTACCACAAAATCCTTAGCATACAATGCAACGATTGCCGCAGTCTCCAGCTTATCGGCCAGCAATGCACCGGCATGGGCAACGACAACTGCTGTGTTCGCCGCAAAGCCAGCCGCCAATCCAGAAAGCATACTCACGGCACTGCCAGCATTAATGATAAATTCGCCAAGCTTTATAACTTCCCAGGCAGCAAAAAATGCAGTGACCGATCCTACAGCTATATCAAAGTTTTCCTGCGATTTTGTAAGCCAATTAACAACAGCCGATAATGCAGTCGTAAACGCATCAAATACGGGCTTCGCAACCGTATCCCAAGCCGTATTAAGACCGTCCCACAGACCATCTACCAGTTTTTTCAGCTTATCAAACCATGGCTGCAATTCATCCAGCAATCCCTGGACACGCTGCTTAATCTGATCGGCATTATCCGTAATCGGCTTCGTAATCAGTTGCAGGATATCCCTCGCAAACTTTCCGCTAAGCTCCGTAACTCCCTGGAACGAAGAACTGAAAATACCAATGATATCCGCCGTAATCTGCTTTGCTGAATCACTCCGGAACACAGAAAAGATATCTGCCACCGCAGAAGAAAAATCTCCTGCAATCCGCGAGATCTCACCACCAATGTTAAACATGGAAATGAGATAATCTTTAATTCGCCCCGCATTCTGCTGCAGATAAAGATCAATGCCGCCAAGCAGACTATCAGCAATAGTCAGGCCAATAGATGCAACCGAGCCAGATACACGCCCCAGGTTATACGCAAATGTATTCGCAAACTCTTCGGCTGCTTTTTGTATGTCAGAATCAGTTACGATATCTATAAGACTGATTCTGATCCCGTCAATGTGCTTCTGGATATCATCAAATACTGCCGTATCCCCCAGGCCATCCCAGAATCCTTTTACGAGAGAAGATTTCAGCTCGTTGAGCTTATCGATAATCCCCTGCAGGCGCTTATCTACTTCTTCGGTTCCGTCCGGAAGTGAGCCCATGTCAAAATCATCAGCTTCGTATCCACCACCGGATGCTCCTCCGCCAGATCCGCTGCTTCCAGAACTGTCCGCAGGATTGATAATATTCAACTCATCGATCCCCGTGGACACGCCTTTCATGTCCTTAGCTGCTTTCTTGGCGGCCCCGCCGGCACCGCTCGCTGCTGATCCGGCTTTATCGGCAGCCTTTGCTACCGCTTCCATTCCGGCTGCCGCAGCTGATGCTCCTCCGCCATCACCTTTCCTTCCGGTGATCAGCTCCGTGAAAGCGCGAAACGCATTGGCCAGGCTCATCAGCTTCCCAATAATCGTATTTATCACATGGATAACCGGAGACAGCACATTGATAAGCCCCTGGCCGATCGTGGCCTTTAAGCTCTCAAACTGCAGCTGCAAAATGCGTACCTGGTTCGCCCAGCCGTCCGATGTCCGTGAAAAGTCTCCAGCTGCCGTTGTCAGCTGATCCTGCACGAACTTATACCGCAGGGCAACCTTTTCCGCCTCCGACATCTTCGCTGTGGTCTTACCGAAGCCATTTGCCAAAGCATAGCTGTCAAGAGCCGTCTGTGTCATGACAATGCCCAGGTCTTTCAGGCTCTCTGTCTCGCCCGTAAACACAGATTTTAACTTCGTGTATGCCTCATCCTGGTTGATGTTGTAAAACGATGCCACATCACCTGCCAGACCGGTCAGGGTCGTGGACATGTCATAGGCTGCCTTTTCTCCAAAACCGAACGCTTTGGCCATGGCACCAAAAGTACCAGCAAAACGCTTTGACATCGTCTCAGACAAACCGAACTGCGAAGCCGCATTCTTTGCAAACTGGTTAATCTGCTCAGACATGTGCGGGAACGTTACATCCACCACGTTCTGAACCTCTGACAGATCAGAACCAAGCTCAACGCAGGACTTTCCGAAATCTATCAGTTTTTTTACAGCAAATGCTCCGGCAAGCGCAGCACCCGCTTTCTTCGCCAGGCTCTGGATGCCATTCATCTGCTGCTCAAAATCATTTTTATTTACGACCAGGTCAAGCCCGATCTGGCCAACACTGTCCGCTGCCATATATGTCACCTGCCCTTTTGTAAGACAGGCACATCGGCACAGCGTCTTAAATCTTTAACTCAAAAACTCGTTTACAGTCTTTATTTTTGCATTTAAAAAAGATTCCGTTGCATCTGGCATCCTCTGATTGATTTGCATTAACTGGATGTCCACAATATGGACACCGTACCTTTTTCTTTATCTTCTCAATTTCTACCACCTCCGCACAAAGCAGCCATCATGCGCTCCAGTTCGATCATCTGCTGATCATATTCTGTCTGCGTCATATTTTCTGCTTTTCGGTTTCGCAAGGCATTCCATATTTTTTTCTGATCTGCCGTAAAGTGCTCAATCACATTGTCATCCGACTCTGACCGGATCGCGACCATGCGTCCCAGAGGTGTCTCCGGAGACAATCCGGCCAGAAGGGACCGAAACTCATCCCAGCTGACCGTCTCAAACTCCTTCGTTCTGATTCTCAACCCGTACTGCGTTAAGAAACTGGATATAATTAAATCCCAGTCCTCAAATAGGTCGTAGTACGGGTCAATGCTCTCCCCCGCTCGCATCACCCACAACCAGGCCAACAGCCTCCTGAACTACAACCATGAGATCTGCAAAACTGAGCTTCATCTTCTCGATTTTCTTGCGAGATTCTTCCGGAATCAGCATATTAAATGCTTCCATAACGTCCTTAGGATTGATATCTTTCATATCAAGCAATCCCATAACCTTGAGCATGGTCGGTGCATCCGCATTCACTTCCAATTCCGTTCCCTTAATCACCAACTTCGGATTCCCATCGAAACTCAGTTTATCAGTAATATCTACTACTTTTGCCATGCCTGTCCCTCCTTTAAGCAGCCGCTGCTGTGAACGTTGGTTTGCCCTTGCATTTGACCTCAAACTCCAATGCATCAACATTCGTGCTCTCTCCACCTGCCGGGGTAGTCACATTGATGATTGCATCAAAGGACACCTTCGCACCAGACGGAAGTTCCCATTCAAACGGTGCCACTACATCGTTGCCAGACTTCCAGGCAAGACCCGCAATGAAATCATTACCAGGATCACCATAAGTGCGCTTACCCTGGAAAGAAAAGCTCAGCTTCTTACTGGTCATCATAGCATCGCCCCAGCCTTCCGCCTCCATCGGATTCCACTCTTCCACACCGCCCTCAATTGACGGCGCAAAGTTGGTCAGATTGGCAATGGTGGTATCAGCGGTCTCGCCACCATTAATACCAACCTTGAATTTGTTGTTATTTACCGGATATACGGTTCCTTTCGCCATATTCTCGTCCTCACTTTCTCTGATAAATCAAATCCAGCCATATCACATACTCATATACATTATTATCATCTGAACCAACATCCTGCGGTTCCGGGACCATCAGGCGCAGATAATTGATATGGGTATCTCCTATGTCCAGGCTGGATACACTTCTAAGTTTCTCAAATAATTCATATGCCGCCGTTTCACTCTCTGGCTTGCTGCAAGTCCAGTGCACCAGTAAGGAAACCGGCTTTGTATCGTAGGTGGTGCACTCAAGACCGCCCAAAGCAATGTTTGGCGGTCCAGAACTGCTGCGGCTATACACGCCAATGGATTTCTGCTGCTTGTTGTCAAGCTTACCGATATAGACGTGCTGGTCCTCGGCAATGCCTAGAGATGCAATCCATGCGCGGATATCTGTTGATTTCAGCATCACACACCACCTGCCTTTTTATAAAACTTTTTGAATGCCTTTGCCGCATCGCCAGCATTCTTTCCGCCAGGCAGCCAGTCTTCATACCACATCCCCTTCGCATTCGGATTTTCCTTGGTCTGAAAATGATATTCCGGATGATAATACAGGCGGCGGGCGTAAGGCGTACTGGAAACCAGTGTCACCTTGCCGTCCTTTGCCCTGCTGCAATCCACAAAGGTCGCATCTTCCTGCAGATGGCCAGTATCGAACGGAAAGACTTGAGCCTGCTGCGTGTCCTGATGGAGCTGTTCTCCAGTCCACTCCAACGCAGTCACCGCCGCATGCGTCAGCTGCCTGACCCGCGGCATATTCAGTTTTACTGTTGAGTTCACCTGCATCAGACCACCTCCAGGCTACAGTAGTTTACCGTTCCATCCGGATTCCGGTTCTTGCATCCCTGTTCAATCCGGCGCTCCTGTCCGAAGACTGTCAACGTGCCGCCACTTAAAGATGGCACATCCGGTGCAATGTCTCCTGGAAAGAGTGCTGTCCCGGTAATCTGGACCAGCTTTTTCTCCGCTGTCAGAATCGTTTTTGCTCTGTCCTGGAAGTTGCACATCAAGTCATCATCGTACATATACAGCGGTTCTCCCAGGTTGCTCAGCTCCTCAGACTCCAGGTGTACATGCACAGGCGTCTTACAGAGCCTTTTCGGTACCAAACATGGATATTTCATAGCCTCACCTCGCTAAACGGCAGCACAGCCCGGTCTGACACAGCAGCGCGTACACATCACGTTTCATCGCAACGCCCTTATCTGTAAAAACGTTCCAGGAGCTACCGAACTGGGCCGACACGCCATTGATGCTGTAACTCTGCAGGATCGTGTTAATCTCGTCTGCGTTTTCAGTTTCAAAATCTGCCTGTTGACAGACCACTTCGCGAATCAGGTCCTGTTGGAACTCGGTCAACGCAGAAATTCCCTGGCCCACAATCCGGTTGTAGGTCAGAGAATCAATGTGGCGGCTGGCCTGCCGGAGCGCCTTTTCAAGATCTTCTTCCGGCACGATGCCGCCGCCATATTCTTTCTGGTAATATTCCGGAGTTACATACGGCTCGTAGGCCATAAGATCACCTCCGATCACTCACCCGCATATTCCGTGGTATCCACATCAACATACACGCTGTCCACCTTACCGTCACGGCCGTTCGGGAACACAAACACATCAGACAGGGAGCGGTTCTGATACAGGTAGCCATCACCTTCAGTGTGCGCACCCGGATCAAAGTAGTAAATACTGGAAATCTTCGGCACAATCTTACAGGTCTGGCCGCAGGCAACGAGTACATTGATCTTGTGAGCTCCGGTTACCGGGGTTCCTTCGGCAACTTTCTTCTGCGGTGCAAAGCCACCATTCTCCGGTTCCCAGTCAAATGCATCATAGAAGCGCTCATCATCCATAACCTCCATGATCGGCACACCGTCGATGTCGGTCACACGGGTTTCGATTCCCATTCCACCCTCCGCGATCTGAGTCATCTCAATCTTGCGGGTGAACTCGGTAGACTGCTCCAGAGCATCCATGATAGCGCTGGATACATACATGATCAGGCTGCCGTTTGCCTTGTATCTTCTCAGTTTGCCCTTTGCCAGGATGCCTTTCAGCATACCGAATACCTTTGCTTTAGTGTAGTCGGAAGCCGCAGTCGAAGAATGGTACCCCTCCTCTTTCTGGGCTGCCTGTGCAACCTTGGAGAAGAACAGAGCATCCGTCTCCGGCACTACCTGAGTCATCTCAAAGGTCTTTGAGATGTTCTGGATCGATGCGGTTGCATTGGTTTCATCCACATCTGCCTTATCCACCAGGAAAGATACATCGCGGTCATGGGTCAGGGTAAACGGCACATCCTTCTGGGTGTAATTACCCTTGTTCCAGCCACCATTTCTGCTGTGGTTCTTATATCCGGAAGTGGACATCTGAGTGAAGTGGAAAGTCTTCGCATCCAGCCATTTCACGTTACTGGTTACAAACGGGGAAGTTAAAGTCCCCTGCATGAGAATCTCTAACAGTTCCGGTTCCCATACCTGTGCATAGTTTAAATTTGGCATATTATCACCTTATCCTTTCTTAGTTGTTGAAACGGTTCCAGCGCTTGCTCGGAACTGCCTGCTGTGTCTGCGTTGCCTGCTGAGCCTGCCCGGCCCCAGCATTGCTGCTTGCAGCTCCTACCTGGACGAATCCGGTAGTGCCTGCTGCCTGCGGTTTCAGTCCCGGTACATCCTCCAGGACCTTGCTAAGCGCTGCCTTCATGGTTTCTTCGTTGATTTTTCCATCCTGCCCTACAACCTGGCTAAGATCTGCCATCTTAATGACATAGGGGATAGTTTTCGCATCAACGCCCAGGCCTACCGCTGCCATCACCGCAGCGCTCTCAATCTGCGCTTGTCTGGCTGTTGCCTGCGCCTGCGTCACCTGTGCCTGCATAGCGCCAACATCCGGAGTGTTGGCGGCCTTCTGCTGCTTAAATGCTGCAATAGCCTGCTCAACCTCTTCCTGGCTAAGCCCCTGCTGTCTGAAATAAGCTTTCAGCGCGGTATCCTCTTTAGCTGCCAGAGTTCCGTCAAGCATCTGCTGGATTTTTCCGTAGTCAATAGCTGGCGGTGCGGTCTGCTGTGCGCCCTGGTTCTGTGGATTGGTTGTCTGCTGCGCCTGGCCTGTGGTTCCGGCTCCCTGAGCGGTCTGCTGTGCCTGACCCTGATTCTGATTTGCTTCTGCCATGATAATGGCCTCCTTTCCATTTTGGGAGTGTCACTCCTGTTGCTGATCCATTGTCATCGGTGTCACCGGCCGCGCAGAGTTTAATGCCATACTCGCGTTTGGGCATAAAAATAACACGCATTTCTGCGTGCTTATGACTAAGTGCTATGACTATTTATAGCTTTTCAATGACTTTTCGCATCTGTTGCGACGTCGCAACGCATCCTTATTTAATTTCAACGCTCGGAATCAGTCTTTCCGGGTAAAATACCAGTTCATAATGATATTTATCTGTTCCTTTTGGCTCTGTTTGCTCCATTACATAACAGGTCCAGTCATTCAAATAAATATAATCTTTGTAATACTGATCCTGTCCTGTTTTAATCGTTACAACCAGTTCATTGGAGCTATTGTTGCTGAGTGCCATGTAACCCTCAGCCTGAAGCATAACCGTATCGGTTCTTGCATTTGTGACTGTTATTCTACGATATACGTTAAATTCATTTGCATCTTTGGACAGGTTGTGATTTACCGTAGATGCGGTAGAAGAAGAACAGCCAGATGCCCCCAGGGCCACACAAAAAGCTACCATAAAAGCTAAAATTTTATTTTTCATATCATTCATCCCTTTCTAAAAATGAGTACAAAAATACCACCGGCCTACTGACTGGTGGTATTATTCCTTATCTATTTCTTCTTTCGTCAATAAGATATCTCTTTTTTCTCTTTTAGCCCGCTTGGAAAGTCTTACAAGCTTTTTCAGCGTTTCCTCTCCTGCTTTAATCTCTTCTTGTGTCAAATTCGCTTCTCCAATTACTACCGGTTTAGGAATATCCGCTTTAAGCATTCGAAGTCGTTCTTCTTCCGTTAATCCTTTGTAAATATCCTCGTATGCCACAATCATTCCTCCCTCAGCAATATTTGCCACATGTTATCCTGAAATACTTTTGCAATAACAGTAAATTTATTTTTTCTCTCATAAAGCACTTCGCTCTCATCCAAGCCAATTGAACTAATATCTCTACCTTTTCGAGAATCTTCAATGTAGATCCTTATCTTTGCATCATCGTTATAGCCTTCTCGTTTCGATGTGCTCCAGTACTGTGGGATTTCAATTTTCTTTCCTGGAACAAATTCAGACACAAATTCGAGTTCTCGATCGGCAGCATCCTGATAATCAGAAAAATCAACTGTCCGTATCAATGTCCCTTCATATGTTGGTACTTTATTCAAAGCGTTGTCTAAATCAGATACAAATTTCTTCTGTTCCTGAGTCAAATCATCCATGCTCGTCATTCTCCTCAGAACATCATTGATTGTAAATGACTCAAAACTTTTATATGATAAAATCACTCTTTGATCATCTAATGATAGATCCATTGTATCATCTTCCGACTCTTTTGCAACAGTTTTTAATTCTGCCACCTTGTCACTGTAAGTCTGCTTATTATCCGCATCCAGCGAATACTTTGCCAGCCTGTCATATTTTTGTATCTGTCTGGCTACATACTGCTGCCTGGCTTCATCTTTACTCTGCTGCCCGATCGTTTCCAGTTCTTCCTTCGTCCAGGTATCATCTGCCGTAGAGATGCCGGGGAAATATGTAGTGTGCGAATCTTTGCACCGAGGATGGTAAAGACCCTTGCTGATGGCGTAGCTCATAAGCGGATAGCGTTTTCCGGTCTCTGGATCCACACCATCCTTACTGCCGCCGCTCCACACATCATCAATAAGCACCTTGCCGACAAAGGGAAGGCACTTAGGGCACGGATTCCCACGCTTTGCCATGATAACAGTGGCAAAGCCCCACTCCTGCCGTTTCTCGCCCTCGCCCTGCAGGTATGCCCGCTTGCTGGCCGTCCGAATTGCCATGTCTGCGTAATCAGCCAGCGTGTGCCGCGCTCCATTTGCGTACATCACACAGTTGAGACCACGGGACAGCATGTCCTTCGTGGCCATGTCAACGGCCTTTTCGTAGGTTCCTGCGCCGCTGTTGGCATACACCTGCGCGTTGAATATGGCTTTGCGGTAATCATCGTTCGCTTTCCGGAGCACTGCCGTTTCTGCTACTTCCATATCGTGCATGGTAGCCTCCACCAAGGCGTCCAACTTGCGATCATTCTGTCGGAAAAACTCTGCTGTCATGGCATCATGCGCCGGCGTCCCGTTCGTGCCGTGGGTCTTCCAACCTTTCCGGATAGCCTGCAAGATTCTGATTTCCTGCTTCATATTGCCTTTCATGCGTGCCTGCCGGATTAGATGCTCAATCTGACTGTTGATGCTCTTAAACTGCTTTTGGTACTTCTTCTGGTTCTTCCGCTTGTACTTTTCCAGGGCTTTCAGCTGTTCCGCCTGCCACATAGACCAGTTGTAACCTTCCTTGGTCTCTTCCGCCCTGTGCCGGTCCAGGTTCCGGATCATGGAGGCAATCAGTTCATTTTCGATGCTCCGGAAGGCCTCAGCAAGATCGTACTCATCAGGTTGCACTCATCAGCGCCCCTTCCATAGCATCCTGTCCTGCAGGCTGCAGTATCTGGCCGTCGTTTGAGAGTACCTTGAATCCCTGTGCCTTGAATCCGCGAATCAGCTTTTTTAACTGGCTCATGCTCTTGCATTTGTCATTCCGGAGTTCCGCATATCCTTTTTTCTCGATAGCATACACGCCAAACGGTACCTGATCACTTGCCATCTTTAACAGCCCTTGGTACTCCTCCTGGCTCATTCTGTACACTCGGTTCATCACCTTCACCTGCATCTCCGTCACCTCCCAGATTAACATTAAAAAGCCCGGCAGCCATATTGACTCCAGGTTCTGCTACTTCTGCAATGCCCTGTTCTGCTTTCAGACGTGCAATCTCTTCCCGCTTCCATTCGTCATCTCTGGAATCACCATACAGTTCTTCCACCTGTGCTTCCACACTCATCAGCGCCACTCCAGGTCTTGCTTTCGCCAAGGTTTCCACCTGACTCTCGAAAGAAGGGTTTGCGTACTCGCCGAATGGGATATCCACCTTTACATCTTCGACTTGCTGCCCGATCAGAATGTTGTAAGCATTGACCGCCGCACTGACCACATTCGGCAGTGTCTCCTGCATCGCTTCCACGATGGCGTTCCGGGTATAAAGCGTGGTCTTTTCTTTTTCCCGCTGTGCTTCCGCGTTATCCAGCTTCTTCGTATCAATACCAAGCGTGCTTGGACTTATGATGCCCTGCAAGCACAAATCCAGCGCCGTCACATAAGATGCAAGGTAACTGTCATGTGGGATAACCGGTTGATCGGTCTGGACTTTATTTTCAATGTTCTCACCCATGTTATTGTCCGCAGCGAAATACCGGCAGTCAAACGGATTTGGCTCCAGCGGCTCTCCTGTTCTCGGGTCCTTTGGCACCAATGACTCCGGAATATAGGTCTTTGCCCTGCCAGCACGAAGCGCATCCATCCACTGCGACCACGCCTCGTCGAAGGCATCGAAGCTGTCTAGCTTACTATCGTAGATGGATCCGCCTCGATTCTCGTACTTCGTGGATTCGTACACATGGATCGGTACAGCAAGAATGGTCTTCTCATCAAACCGCCAGTCCTGCAAGTTTCTGGTCTGATCCAGGGCCTTCAGATCCACCAGTTTTTCATCCAGATATAACTCATTGATGATGTAACCATAGCCATAGCGCTCATTGAGCACATACCGCTTACCTTTTGCATTGTACGGTGTCTTAAAAATCACCTCACGCAACCGATCACGCTGATAGAGTATTTCAATCCGGTCTCCCGGATACCATTCCAGGATCGGGTACTCGCTCACTGCAGTGTCAATCGTCACCTTGAAAGCTCCGTCTCCAATGTACAGGATTTCTTTCAGCGCCTTTTCCATCTTCTTGCGGAATCCATTCTGTTCCTCGATGGCTTCCCAGATCTTGCCCTGTTTTCCACTGTCAAAATCGAAGTCATTCATGTCCGACAACACAATAGCCGTCAGAACCTTCACGATAAGCTGTGGGAGTCCCGTATGGATCTTGCGCATCTCAATGCCAGGCGTACTCTTGCAGGCCCAGAATTTGTATTTATCAGCATAATCCTTCAGAGTTCCGTAAAGCTGTTCCAGTTCATTGCCGTCACCACGATACCAGATCCGGTTGCGGATGGCATTGGTCTCAAAGTCCATCATCTCCCTGATCTGGATGCTGTACGGCGCCGCTGAATCTATCTGCAGCCAGCTTTTTACGCCTCGGCGAATATTGTCACCCATCTTTTCCAACCACCTCATTTCTGCTTATCCTCCTCAAAACCTATCATGGACCGGTACGGGATCCATGCGTACTGATTTGCGTTTATCGTATGGTCGTTCCGGTCTTCCGGTTCGTCCTTATCTTCTTTCCAACTGTACTTATCAAGCTCAGCCAGATGCTCCGGGCACTCATCAACCACCAGATAGCAGCCCTGCTGGATCCAGCCAAGCTGCAGCTTGATTCGGTCCAGAATAGTCAATTTCTTATACGCATCCCAGAAATTGTAAAGACAGCTATGCAGCCGCTTATACTTTTTCAGCTCCGTCATAGTTGCCTGATCAGCATTGTCGATGTAAACGTCCTTGGCAAATCCCCAGGCCTTACGGCACTGCTCTAGGAACTCGATGAGCTTTACCACCGTGTCACTGGGCGCGATCGGATTTTCCAAGTCCGCATTGTTATAAACCTTCTCGGCCAGCGTAATCAGGCGCCGATCCGTTGTGATGCCCTGGAAAAGCATCGAAATTGTATCTGGAGACTTACTGGAGTAGGCCGTATCCACTCCACAAGTAAATTTTTTCCAGCTGATCCGACCGGCTTTTTCTTCTGCCTTCACCCAGGCAGCCGTAACCACATGCTTTTTCCGGTCAAAATTCGGAAACACCAGGCCGGTTGCTTTACCACGCAGTCCCAGGATCTTGTTCTTCCAAATCTTCGTGCCTTTCGGAGTGTTGGCCAGAATCTTGTCCAGCTTCTCCTTCGGCAATCCCAGGTTATGCGCAAAAGAAAAGAACCAATGCACCCAGCCGGCTTTTGGTTCCTCTCTCAGTTCATCTTTAATTTCCTGCGGTGTCTCTGCTTCCCACTCTGGGAGCGGCCTGCTGCAGTTGATATACTCCTTGTACACATCCAGTGACGGATCGTCTGGATTGAGTGTAGCCATTAAGTAGTCGCATCTCATGGCAGCCTCACGGACAAAGTCAATGTCCGCGGTGTTAATCTCATCGATATACAGGCAGCCATACTGACCGCCAAGGGCCTTCTGCCACTTTTTCTTGTCTCCGTAACCCATCACATAAATGACCTTGTCCCCACCGGACGTATGGAACAGGATGTGAGGAATTTTATCATCCTTGGTGCCGTTACCGTTATACTCAACCAGTACACCAAAATCATCCACGATACCAAGGTCCTTGTTAATGATATTCTTCTCGGCGGTACCTGTATCCTTGGCTGCAATGATATGCAGCTTCTTCGGTGACTCTGCCACTTTAAGCATGAACTTAAAAAGCCCTACCGTGGTCTTGCCTGCTGCCGTGGTGCCCTCCAGGAACTCCACCGGGGCATCGCACCGAAGGAACGCTTTATATTTTTCCGACAAGAGCAAGCGCTCCGTGCTCACTATCCACCACCTCGCATCTGCTGCAGGATGTCATCCAGCTTATTCTTCTCCTCATCCAGGCCGGAGACCTCCAGCTTGTCCTTAAACATGCCAAGATGGCGCCCCAGAAGCTCCAGAGCCTTCTCCTTGTCATTCAGCTTCAGCTCGATGCCGAACTTGCCCTCTTTAATCCCGGCAATAGCCCTGATCTGGCTCTCCGTCAGATCTGCTGTATCCGTCAGGACCACATTGCCATTTACAATTTGGGCGAAATCCGTAGCTTTCGCAAAGGCAATAGCAGCCAGTTCCTCGATTACCCTGTCCTGGGTAACCTCGGTCCGTTTCTGCCGTTCCTGCATGCGCTCAGAGATGTAGGCGGCAACCTTAACATTTCTTAACAATCTGGCAGCTGCAGCCGCAGCCACCTCATCATTTTTAACCCGTGGATATGCGACCTTGTAAGCCCGGGTGGCATTCAGATCAATCAAGTATTCATCTGCAAAGATTTTCTGTTTTTCTGTCATCCAGACTCACCTCACTTTCTAAAATACGATCCCACCGGCACCATAGGAGACAGCCTGGTGTTGCCTCTCGGAGGTGTTGCATCTGGTGCCGTGTGCGCCGTACGAAAATTGGCATAACAAAAAGCACCCATCTCGCGACAGGTGCTCTCTGAACAGTGTTTCCACTGCCCAACTGGTTTATAATTCTTTCTCGACAAATAGCGAAGGCAGGATTTGAACCTGCGACCTTCGGGGTATGAACCCGACGAGCTTGCCAGACTGCTCTACCTCGCGATATTGTGCGCAGTCGGGGAACTGCGCTGCAGCCTTTTACGGTAGCTGCCAACCAAATCCGCACAGGTGGGCTTGAACCACCTCCCGCATAGCCAGCGCCATGGTACACTATGCGGGCAACCCCTATACATATGCGGAGAATCCCCAACCAGGCTGTAACACCTAGCTGGAAGCATATTCACATGAAGGAAGCCGCAAGCTGTACGCCTTTGGCTTCATGCTACACTATAACATCTCCGAAACGGAAAAACAGGAAAAAGCGGAAAAACCTATGTTGCTTTCATAAAATTCTCGTATTCCTTCCGAATTCCGTCTGGTGTGGCTTTGCGACCCATCCTCACAGCCACCTGGCTCCACGGAAGATCCTCGAAAATCCTGTACCGGATAATCCGCTGCATCCTCATCGGTATGGTATTCAGCCACGCCTCCACGTCATGCTTGATGCGCTCCGCGTTCCGCAACCGCTCCCGCAGAATCTCCTCCAGGCGGTCCTCCTCACCCGGATCCATGACAGCCGCATATGCCAGACCGTCCAGATGATACGTCTGCATGGTGTACGGGAACTCATGCGAGGATCCTTTCACAGCATCCTGCTCACGCCGCTTCTTGGCCTTCCGGAGTTTCAGCAGCGCCTCCTTGGTCTCCTTGACCTGGGCGCAGGCATCTATGTAATCTTCCAAAATCCGTTTGTCCAATGGATTCACCTCCTCCAACTCATCAGCATCTCTTACATGTTGCTCAGCATCTTCACGGCAAGCAGTGTACCATCCATAAAACCAATC